CTATTCGTCACGAGTTTTGCCATTTCGTTCGCGTTGGTTTTTTGTTGAGCGATAATTTGTTTCCGCAGACTTTGAGGAATGTTTTTTGCCACAATCTCTTTTTCAGTTATTTCGATTTGGTCTTTAGCAACTTCGCTATAAGACAACAAAAAAACTTTTTCGGCTTTAGAATTTAAAGAAGCAAGTTGATTTCTCGCATCTTTAATGAGTTGATTTTTATATGCTTTTTGACTTCTTAATTGTTCGGTTTTCCATTGTTCTGGGTTTTCAAGATACTTAACTAATTGCTGGTTGTTTTTGATAAGAAAGGTATTTTCAATTTTAGAGAATGTGTCGCTCAAAGCATCAACAATGTCATCAATTTTATCTTTGTTCATACTTATTGAGTTTGTCCATTATTTGGGTTCAAAGCTGGATTATAAATATCGGTCGCAGCAATAGAATTATCCTCAACCATTTTATTTTTAAGTTCTTCAATAAAAGTATCTTTATCATTATATCCCATTGACTTAATATCATCATCAGTAAAGGTCAAATAGACATAAGCACGAACCGTTAATAGACTTTGTCCTAGCAAGCCACCAAAAGCAGTAGCGCGGTTAATGAGTGCTTGGTCGCCGAAGTTAGTTTTAATATACTTTTCAGCAGTGTCTTTATCCTCGCCATACCATTTGGCGCGATAGTCAGACATTGACAAAACATGATTAGTTAAATCGGTTCGGTCGCTTGTCTTTTCGGTTTCCTTATCCTCAATAATTGAATCATCAAATTTAATTGTGACTTCTTCAGTATCAGTAAAGGCTGGATAATCAGTAAAATTATTCGATGCTTTCATAATAGCACGAGTCATGTCAATGAGAACTTGCTCTAAAATGATCTCATGCTTTTTCATGTTGCGGAAAGTATCAGACTTCTCGCTTATCACTTGTGTCGCAGTCATGACACGACCTTTTTCAAAACGATAATAATCAACACCTAGACCGACTTTGCTTGATAAGTAATTTAATTCATCTTGTAATTTTTGACTATGTTCAACAACTCTCAATGGATCTGTGATGCTATGTAAAAGTTCTTGGGTTTGACCTGTGTTTCCAATAATTTCTGGAAGCATATAGAATACTGTATCATGTGGATCAAATGTTGGATTAGTTTCTCCTGTTTCTTTATCCACCGTTGTTAATTTGGTCGATATAAATATTCTCTTACGCCCGTTGACAAATTCATTATCATAAGAGTCATAGGCTGTATCAATCGCTTTTAATGTATCAATGGAATTGCCTAAAATCGAGATTGAATATGGGGTATCGAGTTCAAAATTGTTTACAACATTTGGGTAAACGGGAAAGAACCAAGGACTTTTGCTTAAGGTATTAAATTCGTAGGATGAGTCGTATTTATCATTGGAGTCTACTTTAATGATTGTAATGTGATAAAAACCATCGTCAGCACGCTTATGAATTTCAATGATTTTAGAATTTGTGTTTTTAGTTATGAAAGCCGCTTCAACTAATTTGCCTCTTTCAAAAGTAATTGGGATGATGTTTAAAGCACTAATGGCATCAAGTGTTAGATGAGACTTTGACTTATCTTTAATTGTGCCATAATCTTCATCAACTACTAGTCCTTCAATGCCTATAACAAGGCACGAAAGAGAGAGAGCAAAACCTAACTCAACTGCTTTATTGGCAACTATCCATGCACCTAATTGACTTAAAAGTTTGTCCATTTGGTCATTATCTTTAACCACGATTTGAACCTTCTCATTCATCAAAAGAGAAGCCCAATCTTCGCAGACTTTCTTCGCCATTCCAAGTGATTTTTTGGTTTGCTTAATAGTGTTTTTTCCGTTATAAATTACATAGTTATGAAAATTTGAGACATAGCCTCTATACCATTTATTCCATACAGAAATAAGAGAACTTGAACTTGCTATTTTATTTTTATCAGTGATGTATTTTTGAACTTCTGCTTGCCATTGAACTGGTGTCATTTCATTAGTTGACATATTTGTATTTCTCCTTTTCTATTGCGCTTTCATTTTTGGCATTCATTAAGTCATAACTATGCTTTTCAAATGAATATTCGAGAGCATCTAATGTGTCGATATCGCTCGTCTTTCCATCGTCTAATCGCTCGTCTGGTTTCTTTTCGTTCCAAACCGCTTCGGACAATGAAGTGATAACATTTGAAGCTTGTCGCATAACCCAGAACCTATTAGCACCCATAAGCCTTGTTTCAGTCGCAATGCGGTCGAGTATCTTCATCTTTAAGGCTGGATAAACGGCAACATTACATCTTTCTTTTGCGGCGGCATTATATAGCCCATTGCCAAGAATTGGCTCTGCATTATCAAAATTCACATCAAATGCCTTTCCATATTTAGTATAAACACCTTTTACAAATTCTACAAAATATTTGTTAAGTGTTTCGGGATCACTATTTACATCAATTCTTTTTGCTTCAAGAACTACCATATCACGAAAGCCAAAAGTGAAGCCAGTTGCGACAAATGTTGTTTTAGAAAGATTGCCGCCAAAGTCAACACCACACTCAATCATCATTAGTGGTGGAGTCTTGTCAAGAATAAACTTCTCGGGATTATTAGCAAACTTTAAATAGATTGCTCCCTCAGCTCGTTTCCACTTACCAAGAATATAACGGTCATAAAAGACTGTCCCTTCAAGTTCTTTGCAAAGTTCATTGACAAATTCTTTCGACAAGTAGGGGTTATCGAAGATGGTTAATGATTGGACATAAAGATCAAGGTCGGTTCGGTCGATGAACTTCTTAACATAGTGAGTTGGCGATTTTGGGTTGCCAGTAAAATCACAAATCGAATATGAGAATCTTAAACGAGTTTGTAAAATAGCGAATACATCAGGGTGACACTCGGGCAATTCGTCGATATAGAGGTATTTAACATCTGCGCCTCGAAACTTACTTACTTGGCTTACTTTCTCAGTTCCGAGGGCATAGCACCACTCGCCAAATAAATAGACCATATTAGCGGAGTTAATCTCGCCTACTAATTGTTCTCCCCATAAATCACGCATTGGGCTAAGCACATTTCGTTCAATCGTTGACTTGCTAACACCGCAAATAAAAACGAGTCCGTCTTTGTCCTTAACTTGCAATATGCGATAAGGGATAGTCCATAAGCGATCAAGGTATGTCTTTCCACTTCCTGTCGCACCAATTTTTCCATTCCATCGATGAACTGCATTCTTTATATATTCTGCCTGCTTGGGGCTAAAACTAATCGCTGGTATCATTTGTATCTACCTTACTCTTAATTGTCAAAGTGATGTTCTTCACATTGTTAAGAAGCTCTTGCATTGATGAGTCATTTTCACTAATCTTATTTTCATTTGTATAGCGATTGCGACGATGGTTAAGCAAGTAGAATCTTTGAGCTGAGAAGTCGGCCGCTATATGTTTGCGAACATTCACTATTTCAATTTTTTCCTCACTGCACTTTTTGCCTTTCTTATTGTAATATTCCCTTTTTATTTTTATCGGCATTGTTTCTGTCACATCATACCCAGTGCATTTTCTATAAAGCGATTGTTCTACGACATTAGCAAATGTATCATCAGCAATGTCAGAATTCATGGCTTCACGCAAACTATCATAGGCGTGGTTTTTGCTTCTCATCATCCGCCATAACAGTGAATTAGATACTTCTAATTCATCACTTATCCGCGTGAATGTATATCCCATATATATCCACACTTTGATATTCTCTATATTATTACTTACTCTATTAGTATATAAAGTATATAGATCTTCATCAGTAAGTTTTTTAGTTGTTGTTTTTCTTAATTCACTTGCCATATTTTATCCGCTTTTATTATAAGCATGATTTTTTTTCCTTTATATGCACGCACGCCTAGATTTCAATTACACGCATTAAGATACGCGTGGCTATTACTTATTTTTGTCTTTACAAATAAAAAACACCCCATTATTTACGAGGTGCTTTAAGGTTTATAAATCAATAAATTTCTTTATTTACTTTCTAACAATAACATACTTATGTATTTACTATTATCTTCTATCCAATCATGTAAATTGATAATGAAGTCTTGATTAAGAGTGATTGCTCCCCTATTGATTAAAATTGCTAATTGTCCAAAAGTTATGTCGCCACCTATAAAGTCTAAAATGGCTTCTGTTTCGTTTTCATAATCGGTGACTACAAATTTTCGGTCAGAACTAACGAAACAATATTTCTTGTCCGATGCATCATGCATTACTTCCATTTCTTTTTTTGTTAATTGCATGGTTAATGCTTTGTGTTCTTGTGAAGTCGTAGTTTCTTCTTCAAAATCAACATCATCGAATTCGATAATTGTAAAATCATCAGCATTAAAATGTTCAAGATCACATTGCGATCTCCCAAAAGGATAATAACAAATTCTTTCTTCATAATACTTCCATTCATTGCGAGATAAATAACTACTATCCCCACCTACCCATTTTAAACCTCGTCTATCAAGTTCTTTAAGTAGAATTTCGGCTTGTTTTTGCTTTGGACAATGAATGACCATTTTAGGGTTATTGATAATCTCGCTCAATTTAATTTTCATAATCATTTGTTCCTTTCTTTTTAGTTTATCTTAACTTGCCGTTTTTTGTTTCGCCAATTAGTGTTTCAAGAATTTTGATAACCGTATCTTGGCTTATCTTTTCATGCACTTCGGTAGAGGCAGACATTTTGCCCTTTTTATCAGTATATATATTTATACTCATTACTTTATAGATATTATTATTCTTTGCCATGATTAAGCTTCTTTCTTTGAATCAAACGGTTCATCAATGTTAAGTATTTGATCAAGCCCGAATGATATAGCCTGTTTGCCATTTGTTAACACCGCCCCTTTATCACTAACGGATAAGAAATAAAACGGACTTTTTAACTTAAAGTGATCTACTAATTCTGTGATCGTGCAGTCTTTTAATTGTTTCTTCATATCAACTCCTTAATAATCTAAATTTGATATTACTTGCATTGCATACGAGTAATGATAGCCATCGCCTAGTATGGCTTTATGAGTGCTTATGTCGAGAATATAAATAATGTTAGGTTCGCTTGCTCCAAGATGATAAGTATAATATTTAACATCTTTTTGTGGAACATAGTGATATTCATATCCATCTAATTCATCATTGTTAATAACTACTAATAAATAATTACTCAATTCAATATAGTCATCATCACCAATAAAATAAGTGATTTTATCTTTAACATAGACGCTCTCAACCGACACAATTTGATTTTCGCTATCATAATATTGATGGGTAGTTTTATTAAAAATATGTGAATTGCCTAAACTTAATATAACGAGATAAAAAGTTATCATCAATGCAATATAGATTGTTAATATAATCTCCGCTTTTTTAACTCTGTCTTTTTTGTCCATAAATTCAACATCTTTAAATTCAACGATTGTGAAACCGTCAGCATCAAGTGATCCAAAATTGCGTATATAACCATCATGTGGACAATAGCAAGTGTTAGCTTTATATAATT